AGGCCCGGCAAAGGTGCGGTTGTTGACCGACACGCTTTCTCCGGCCTGAATGTTTTCAATGCGGCCCACGTCGGCACCGACGCTGGCCTGGAACTTCATGCCGCGCCGGGCGAGCTCCAGCACACGCTGGGCGGTGTCGCTCACGCCGAGCACCACACCTTCGACGATCAGTTGCGAGCCGTCCGTCGTGACGGCGGACGCCTGACCGACGACGGACTCAAGGCTCGCGTCGTGGCCGAACAAGATCGGGATGGACTGGTTTGACAGGTCCATGCCGCCAAGGTCGAGCACGAGGGCGTTGCGGCTCCACGCCTGCCGGATCGGGGCGCCGGTGTATGCCACAAGGCGGAACGTCGGCTGCGCGCCGTCGGCCGCGGCCGCGGCTACCGCGAAGTCGGCCGCCAGCGTCAGCCGGCTCGGCGTGTTTGCGGCGGCAAGGAACTTCTTGTGCTTGCTGGCCTTGTTGCTCATAGGAACTCCACCAAGATCAGTTCTTCAAGGTCGTCGTCGTCATCAAAAGCATCGAAGTCCCACACTCTGCGGTCCTCCGGTTACTCTGCTGGTGCCGCCTCCGACTGCGTCGTCTCTGGCTCAAGATCCACGAACAACTTAAGCTCTTTCATCACCGCAATTTCCTGCGCCCGCTGGTTGAGTTCTTGGCGCCAATCCTTGCCCTTTTTTTGGTACTCGGCGGCGAGCGTCGTGGTGTGCGTCCGCAGCGCCGTCTCCATCGCCGATGCTTCCTTGGACGGGTCGACGTGCTCAAACCCGTCCCAAGTCCACGACCACGTCCACTGCGCGATCGGCGGCAGGCCACGCGGGATCAGCCCCGGCACGAGCGCCGCCTCGTCCAGCCACGCACCAAGCAGGCGGTCAAGAACGTGCCGCTCAAGGTCGGCCCGCAGCGTGCCGATCGCCTTGCGGTAGACGAGGTAATCGCCACGCATAGACGAGTACGACGCGGCGCTGCTGTCCATCGCCGCCACGATGTACGGCATATCCAGAGCGCGGGCGATCTGGTTTACGAGCCGCTTTTCAAACTCGGCGTAGGTCGTCGTCGGGTGCTCGGGCTTCAACTGCGTCGCGTCCCACTGGTCGGGCAGCGACATGATGGTGCCGTTCACAATAGGCATGGTTTCCCACGCCGGCATCTCAGCGGCACCGTTGTCCGACCCCGGGCTGTTCGTGTGGATCAGTGCGGCGAAGTTTGCGGCCGTCTCGGCCGCCGTCACCGTGGCGTTCGTGAACCGCCGCAGGTGCGCAAACAGTTCCAAGGCCGGCACCACCTCGCCGACGCCGCGGTGCTGACCGGGGCGGACGATGTTGGCCCAATGCAGCACGCGATCGGCCGGCACCCAATCGCCCTGGTTGCTGTTCCAGGTCAGCGAGCCCGGGTGGTGACGCATGATGTGCCACTCGACGATGTTGCCAGCGTCGTCAAGGCGCAGGCCGTCGATGGCACCAAGCTCAAGAATCCACGTCGGGTTGGCGACTTGATCGGCCTCGACCAACTTGATGTCGAGTTGCACGCCGTCGCCGAGACGTGAGTTCGTCTGCATGACGGCGAACGCTTCGCCGTCGAGGGCGCGAGCGCGACGCATCCGGCGGAGCTTGCCCGCGAGGTCGATCGCACACGACCACTCGTCCACGGCCCGCTCGACGGCCTTGAGCTTCGCGTCGTCGGCGCCCTGCACGTCGATCTGCAGCCGCGGGCCGGTGCCGATGGTGTCGCTTGACAGCGTGGACAGCATCCCAGCGAGGTATGGATTGTTCGCCGCCTCGTACCGCGCCCGGACCCGCAACGTGCGGCGGATGCCCGGGTGCAGGGATGCGTCGGCGGACAGCCAATCCGACTGCGCCCAATGACGCTGATTCAGCGGCGTGGTCTGCGCGGCGTCGTACCGCGACCGCACCACCGGCTGAACGGCGGGCTTCTCTTCACGGCGGAACCACGAGAAGAGCTTCAAGAGGGCGGATACCCCGGGAGGCCATCAACGCCGGGCGGCGGATAGAGGGCGGCCGCGGTCGCCGGGTCGGCAGAGCCGTTGGCGTTCGGCAACATGGCCTGCGCGAACCGCAGAGCGCGGAACGGCGAGCGCGAGACGGCGGCCTGCTGAATTGCAAACTTTGCCGCTGCGATCTGGTCGGGCAGGCTGTGTTGCTCGACCTCACCGGCGTCCGTGCGGGCGCGCTTCGGCTGCGCGAGATTCGCGGCGATCGCGTCGAGGGCGGCTTTTGCGGCGTCGGTGTCGGCCAACGTGGTACTCCGGTGCAGGGCAGGTGCCCTACATCCAGTGTACCAACGTACACTTACGCGCCGGTCGGACCGTAGCGCCGCTCGTCGCCGATCGGGAGCACTTGCGCGAGCCGCAGTGCGTGACGCGCGAGGTTGTCCGGGTGGTCGCCGCGCTCGTAGATGTACACCCGGTTGCCGTCGCGCACGCCGACGCGATCATCGCCCGTGTCGGGCGTTTTCGTCCCATCCAGCGGACCGCCGCCAATGAACTCAATCAGCGTCATCGGCCCATCCTTGCCATGAGTTCCGCGCGCTTCGCTGCCATTTCCTCGCGCGTGATCGTCTTTCGCGGGGCGGTCGGCCGGGCTTCGGCACCGACGGCGGAAACGCCGATGTACGATGCCGCGACGGCGGCGCCGACGACGCAGTCAAGCAGGTGGTTGTCGCGGCCCGGGATCAGCTTCCACTCGTCGCAGGCCCGGGCCTTTGACGCCACCCGCACCGGCACCTCGCTCGCCAGCTGCTCGGCAAGCATCTCGTGTTCGCCGGCGTGAAGCGTGAACGCCTGCGGGTCGCCGACCGGCAGTTTCATGCGGGCGACCATAAACGTCTTCCAGGCGTTCGTATCAAACAGGACGTGTCGCTGCTTGCCGATGGTTGACGTTCGCCAGTTGGCGCCGACGCGCTCGCCCTTGTCCGGCTTCTTGTCGCTGATCGTCTGCCCGCTGGCACCGACGTAGCGGCCGTGCGTCGGCAGCACTCGCGGGCCGTAGCTTGAGCGGCGGGCGAAGTCGCGGATAACGCCCTGACTCTGCGCCCAGTTGGCATCCACGAACAGTTGACCGATCCGCAGCACCGCTTCGTCGTCTTCGCGGGCGAACTCACGATCAAGCAGCAGCGGCATCAACGCCGTCATCCCAGCGTGTAACGCCGCCTCGACGTTTTTGCCGTGGGCCAACGACAGCGTCTTCTTCGCGTCTCGGAGCGTGAAGTATGGGCGGCCCTGCTCGGGATAGGCACCGTAGGCCACGACGTGCCCGCGGAACGCCGAGCCCCACGCTACGACGGTCCAGTACAGAAGCTCCTTCTGCACGTCCACGAACGCCGTGAGCGTGTCGCAGCCGCGAGGGACGATCCACCGCGGCAACTCGATCGCGTGCTGGATGATGTCCGCGGCCGAAACGGCGTCGCTGCGGTTTTCGTCCGCCAACGGTTCGTTCTGAAACTCGGCGGCGAACGCCGACTCGCCGCGGTCGATCCGCAGGTTCCATGCGTGCTGGATCGCCGACAGTTCGTCTTCCTGCTTGCGAGCCGGCCACGCGACGCGGGCGCCGGCGTCCATGCGTTCGCGGTGCTCGGCGTAGAAGGCGTCGGCCGCGGCGGTGCCAACGCCGTCGCGCTGCCCGCGGCGGCGAAGCTCGGCGTACTGGTCCCACAGCCCGACTTCGGTCGGCCACTCGTAGACCAGCTTCATCCGCCGGCCGTGCCACGCCGGGTGCCGATCCCGGTCAAGCAGCCGGTCAGCGAGGTCGTCAGGCTGGATGACGGTCACGGTGGCGAGGCCGGCGATCTTCACGCCCGGCCCAGCAAGGCCGAGAATGGCACCTTTCAGCACCGCCTCGCGCGACGCGACCTGCGACGGGCTGCGGGCCGACTCGTCGGTCTGCGGGTCGTCGATCAGCACGAGCGTGGGCCGCACCTTCCGGCCGTCGGCGGCCCGCTTTGCCGTCATGCCGCGAATCCGGCCCGTGATGCCGGCTACGCGGATGATGCCGCTGGACGCCAGCGAGCCCGGGATGGTGGGGAACTGCACTTCGTCGGCGGTCCACTGGATATGCGTCGGCTTGCCTTCGAACAGCTGGCCCTTTGCCCGCTGGTGGATTCGCTCAAGGGCCACAATCGGGAAGATGGCTTCGGGGAAGTCCGCGAGCAGACGTTCGTTCGTCTCGCACTCAATCTTGATGCTTTCAAGCATCGTGCCGGCGTGGCCCTCGTCGCTGCCGATGATGGCAACAAACTCGCGGTGCCCGTAGAGCAGGGACCACAGGGCGGCGGCCTCCACGAGCGACGTCTTGCCGCTGCCACGCGGCATGGCGAACGCGAGAAGCTCGCCGCGGAGCGTCGCGGCCTCGACGGCGGCGATCGTCTCGAGGTGGTCGTTCGACCACGCGAGCGAAAACGTAGCCGGCAGGTAGGACTCGCAGAACGACCGGAACGACGTGGCGGCAGCGGCCTTGCGGGCGGCGTCCTCGATGGCCGGCATAGCACCGATGTCGCGGCCGGACTCAGAAAGCTCCGACTGCCGGCGGGCGGCGCGGTCCTTGTGGGACTCGTATGCGTCGGGCCGCTTGCCGGTTCGCTTTTCGATCTCGTTGATCTGCCGAAGCTGCTGCCGCAGTTTTCGTTTGGCGTCGTCGAGTTCCTTGCGCGTTGGCACTTGCTACTTCGCCTTGCGTTTGGGTGCCGACTCCCTCGCGGCATTCTTGCCGGTCAGCGTCTCCCACCGCTTCACGATCACGTCGCAATACTGCGGGCTGATCTCCATGCCGTAGCACTTGCGGCCTAACTGCTCGGCGGCGATGAGTGTGGTGCCGGAGCCGCAGAAGGGTTCGTACATCACACCCAACCACGATTTCGCGAAGTATTCAGCCAACGCAACCGGAAAAGCCGCAGGATGGTCTACCTGACGCGAAGCGCCGCGGTTCACCCTTACGATTGATTCCGCAATCCGGTGAGAGTTGCGGACGTGGCGGTTGTCTTTTCCCTGATACTGCCCGCCGGCATCACTGAACTTTGCCGGAACGTAATCGACTTGGCCGGCGGTCTGACAGGGAATCCATTTTTCAGGATCAACTGAAGTGCGGTTGAAATGCCACACGAACTCATGCGATGTCGACAGCCGACCGCCCTCGTCGCGGGCTGAAAAACCTTTGTCCCAAACGTACCATCCGAATCTCCTCCACCCTTGCTCACGCATCCAATCAATCCAGCCATCCCAATACGGAAGCCATTCGCCGTCGCGGTGAATCATGCCAAGGTTGACAAGCACCTGCCCTGCGTCGGCCATCGGCAGATTGCCGAAGACGCCACGCATGAGGCCGTCCCAGTCGGCGACCTTTGCCTTGCCTTCTTCCGTGTAGTCGCGCTGCTGCCCATACGGCGGCGACGTGAAGCACAGGTCGGCCTTCGCTCCCGCCATCAGCCGCTCGACATCCTCTGCCTTCGTTGAGTCGCCGCACAGCAGGCGATGATCGCCGAGCACCCACAGGTCGCCCGGCTTCGTGATTGGATTGGCTGGCGGCTCGGGCACGTCGTCCTCGACGACTTCTTTCGCCTCGTCCTGGTACAGCCCCGCGTCTTCCGCGACCTTCGCCAGCATCGCCTGTAGCTCGGGAGATCCCGTATCGACCTCCCGCAGGATCGCGTCCAGCTTGATGGCATCCGCCTCGGCCATCGCCGCCAGCGGGTCCAGCGTCGCCAGCACCTTGTCGCCCTCGGCCTCGTTTACGTCCAGGACGAGCACCGGCAGCACTTGGTCGCCCATCGTCTCGACCCGCAGGTGGCCGTCGAGCAGCATCAACGTGCCGTCGTCCAGTTCGCGGGCCAGGACTGCGTCGGCGATGCCGACCTCGGCCAGAACGCCACGCAAAGCGTCCGCCTGGGCCTGCGGGTGTGTCCGCCAGTTCTTCGGATTGGGCCGCAATTCGGAGGCTGGGACGCGGCGCAGTTCGCGGATTCTGTCGCGGATTTTCATGGGGATTCCTAACTGGAAAGAAAGTCAGTTGGCATTAGGGGA